ACCGCCAAGACCTGACATCGTAGGAGTTGAACTTCCCAAGTCAACGCCCTTGTCAATGCTTGGGCATAGATACTTGGAATCATCATCTGGTGTAATCGTATGCGTATCAGTCGCAAAGGCATCACTACCAAGAGCAACTGCCCAAAGCCAGCCGAACATCTTTGCTGTCGGCTCGATTCCGCCAACGCTCCACTTGAAATCATGTCCTGCTTCTTCAATTGCAATTACATCTGGAGTAATTGAGTTTTTTGCCTCATATGTTTTCGGCTCGCCTTCAATGTTTCCCGAGTCGCAAATCGGGAAAACAGTCGGGGCGACTCTTGTGCTGGCGTCGCTCGCAATCGCAAGACCTACCGAGCCCTTCCACTTAGGAACTCCCATTACTTACCTGCCTTTTTCTTTGGTGCTGTTGCACCGACCTTTTCAAACAAACCGCTGGCAAGCAGTATCGCCCCAGCTTTCTTTTCTACCTGATAAGTTTTGCCAGTTTCTACAAATCCGATTCCACGAATTTTAGCTGGCTCGCCATTGTACTTAAGTTTCATTTCTGCTCCTACTCTGAATCAGTGTAAACCAATTTCAAGTTTAATGTTAGCGACTGCAAGAAGTTCATTCCGTCTTCTGTTTGCATTACAGAAGTCTCCCAACTTTTAACAATCGTCTGTTCAACCGAAACAAGCCCCCAGTCGTTGTTGTCTCTGACAATGCTCATCATCTCGTCACCCATCGCCAAGATGTCCTCATAGGTTTTGTCAGAATCATCAAGAGCAACTGGCAAAATTACCGTCCAATCAACATCATCAATGTGCCTGTAACTAACGGCAGTTTGATTTTCACTTGTACCGCCACTTGCAAGAACACCGATAACTGGGAAAGCCAAAACAGGCGGGATTGCTCCCTTTACAACCATCGCTGGAGCTTGTGAACTCCAAGCGTGCGATTGCAAAGTTGATACCATCTCTGTTAGGTATGTATCTGGACTTGCCATTTTACACCTTCGCCAAATAGTTTGCGACAATTGAAGCTAGTGCGTCCGCATCTTCCTTCTGCCATAACATAAACGGTCTGGCAGGTATGTTTCCTTTGCTGTAGCCGAACTGGTGAACACCTGCGTAATGCAAGCCCGTATAAACCTTAAAATTGTTAAAGCCTAAAACCTTATGCTTGACACTCTTCATTAGCCTTCTTTTGTCTTGCAAAATCTTATGCCTGCCCTTTTTCTTGCCTCGACTTGGTGACTTCTTGAGAGCCTCCCACTTCTTCGGTCTGCCCTCTTGCTGAAAGTTTCTTCCAATAGACCTTACGCCAACAACTGCCATTCTCTTCAAAGGAAGTCTTGAACCTTTGAGCAACATCTTTGCCTCAAACCTTTTGAAGTTTGCGGTGTCGACTTGTACTTGAATCATTGCTCGTCCAAATCTAAAATTGAATCCGAACCGCCCCAGTTTTTAGCATTTCTATCCATTGAAAAACAACCGCTCGCATTATCTGAAATACAAACGCCATCTTTTGTTTCGCCATCTGCGTCTGTCCTCAATGTCTGTGAAAGCAAAGTCGGGTCGCTCTTAACTTTCATCAACTCCTTCATCGCAGACTGTCGTAAATCGCCAGCATACTCGTTCGGCTCTCTGCCGTGTTTTGAGTACATAGCCTCAAGATACATTGAGGCGGTGAGCTTCGCTGAAATCATCTGTACTAGCTCATCTGGGCTTGTAAACGGAACTTCAAACAAGGCTCTTAGCTCTGAATCTATTATGCCATCAGCTTTTGTAATATAAGCAGAAAAAGTTTCACCAGCAGTTGCTTGCGGAGCAAATAACCTGACTTCAGTTTCATCGCAGTAAGCCATTATTTTTTAACTTTCTTTTTCGCTTTAACCTTGTACCTTGCGTTAACAGCCGACGGCGATTCCTTTGGCTTCTCTTTTGGCTTTGGCTTCTCGACAGGTTCCGCAAGACCTCGTTCTAATAAATCAGCAAGAACGACTTTGTCTTTGAAGATATGCTTTGAACCCGACTTTACTAACTCGCCAAAATCTAAAACATTTGTTTTAACGGTTACTAACATTTCAAACCTTTCTTTTGGCAGAGCCAGCAATTGAAACAATGCCAGCCCTGCCTGATGCTATCCTACCAAAGTGTCCCGCAGAAAACTCTTTCGGGATTTGTAAGACCAGCCATAGCTGTTTGAGTTACAAGCACCCAACGACCAGCTGGGTCTTCATCTTCCCACGACTTAGCAAACTTGCCAGTCAAGCCTTCTGGTGCTTTGCTATCAACTGGTGGACCTTCGGCAAATTGACCGACTGCCCCAGCAGTTTTGATAACGCACATATTGCCAGCAGTTCCATTTGTTGACAGGTAGTATTTGAAACTACCTGAAACATCGTAGCCACCATCGACGATATGTACTTTCATTCCTGCAATGTTTGGAATTACGCCAGTCATTCCGTACTGGTCTTTGGTTCCATCACCAAGAAGAGCTTGTGCAGAAGTTGACTCGAATAAATATTCAAGTGCTTGGGAACTCAAATAAATATCTGTCGCTGGCATTCCAGAGTTTTGTTCAACTGTTCTCTTCCAGCCTACCAAATCGGCAAGCGGTGTTGAAGTTGCAGTTGTCGCCCAAGTAGGACTTGAAGTTGCGGAGCCAATCGTTCCGAAGTTATAGGTTTGAGTGTCTTCGCCAGTCAATGTAACCGAGCCCGTTGTCAGCTCTTGCCACATCAGATACTCCCAAGTCCTATCGAGTTGATAGTTCAGGTCTTCAAGTTCTCTTGCGAGAGCTTGCTGTCCTGCCTCTGGAACATCTTTGCCCGCTCCACTCCACCAGCGTAAAACTGATTCTGGCAGTTGTCTCTTTTCTCTCAGAGTAGCAAGAATTACTTTCTTGCGTTCTCTGTCGAGTAAAGAACTCACGCCAGCGGAAGAGTCGGCGTTTCTGAAATCCAATTTACCTTTGCTGTTTGAAACAACATCAAAAGAAAAGTTGTCGCTCAAGGTTCTCACGGGTGTGAAAAAGTCTTTCGCTATAAGTGTGTCGCTCGGTTTGAACGATTGTACGATGCCAGTTAGGACACCATTTTTGAGGAAATTACCTGCATATGTAGACATTAGTTCACCTCCTTTTAGAACCAGATTTTACCGACAAGGTCGGTAGTTGCATTTGCGTCATGTCCGATACATTCAGTAGAGACCGCCTCACCGAGAACCATTACTGGTGCGGTGTGGTCGGTTGCTGTTGCCGTCGGGTCTCCATCTTTCAAATCGACATCGACCATCAAGATGCCTTTCGCAACTTCTGTACCATCGCTCGCCGTGTCGTCATACTGTGCATATTTCTCAGAAGCGGTAATAATCCCTACAACCAAACCCTTACGCAGAATATGTGTGTTGCTTGTGTGTCCACTATCTAAAGCGGTATCATCAATTGTAACCGTAACCGAAAGAACATTCTGCCTCGCTGGGTTTCTTGTCTCTTTCAAATAAGTTGTTACTCCTGCCATTGCTTCACCTCCAAGTGTTTACAATGTTTGTGTTATCGTCTCGGCAATCTTTTTGCCGTCTTCAAATTCTGAACTTTCGCCATCAGCTACTTGCTCTTCTTCAACTTCAGCTTTCTCTGAAAAGTCAACTTTCTTTGGTGCGTCTTCCAGTAGTGTTTGGAATGATGTCCAGAGGTTCGTCTCATCTTCGCTGTATCGCCTTGCACAAAGTGAGGTTGCTATTGCAAGAGCTTCATCTTTATGCTTTGGCAAAAGAGCACCATCATTGACGGCGTTCTCAATTACTGCGGAGCAAGCCTTACTAATCGCCTCTTGCTCGTACTCCGCAACTTTAATCTCAAGCTCTTTGATTCGTTCGAGGTTCTGCTCGTCCGCCTTTTCTTCATCAGAAAAAACTACCTCTTCATCTTTGGCACCATCTTGTGCCTCTTCAACTGTTTCTTGTGTTTCTTCAACAGCTTCTTCGCTGTTCATTTCTTTTGTTTCGTCCGACATTTTAGCGTCCTCTCTTTCAAGTTTCATTTCTGTTAATTCTGCCTCGTTGTCGAGGCTGTAACATATCTCCACAACATCTTCAGCCTGTGACAGGTAAGCCCCTAAATCAGCAAGCCCTTTTACTGCTGGCAAGGCACTACCAAGTATTGCGACATGATTCAAAACTCGACTCCAAGTCTTACCTCTATGTCTCCAGTTAAACCAGATTCCACTCGAGACAGATTTGTACAAGCCTTTTTCAATTGCCTCTTTTACAATTTCAGGAACATCGCTGAACCTTGCGAATAGCGTTCCGCCTTTTCTTTCCAATCCAGAAACCCAACCAACGGCTGGAGCGATTCCCTCATTGTGAGAGCCAAGCCTTAACGGTGGTTTCAATTCTGATTTGTTTTGATTGAAAGCATCAACCATTGCATCTAAATCAGCCTCGGTGTAAACATCACTTCTGCCGTTGCTGTCTGTCCAGTTGCCTGCCTTGAAAACTTCAACTCTCATTATTGCTCCTAGTAATCAACTTCTATTGGTGGTTGCCTCTTTGGAGGTTGTTGCCATTGCGACTCGTAAACCATCACCCAGTCGCTATCCTCATGCGTTCCATCTGTACAATCATACATAACTTGGAATTGAGAGTAGAAATCGTCAACAACCATGTCGTCAAATCCAAATGTTGCCTCGCTTGTTGCTGGTGGTGAAGACCAAGCCGACTCTTTCCAAGTTGAGGTGGTGTCGTGATAGACTTTGACTTTGATTCTGCCAGTGCAATTGAAACTTATTAATGTGAAGACGCAATTAACGCCACCTGACTGCCAGTTGTAAGATATTGGTCCCATAACAGGCAAGCCACCTCGTCCGCCTGATAAAGTTGGATTGCTCGTCATGCCTACCCCAAGAGAAAACATCAACATCACTCCTGCCTTCAGTACAAGTAAATAACAGTATAGCTAGCAAGTGTAATTGCGGTTTTGGTTCGCAATGGATAAAATGCTCCACCAGTTACAAATGTAATATCTGCGTCTGTTACTTCGTTGTGAACATCAAAGGAATCGCCACCAGCTGTTGACGCAAGGTACACGGCTTTCGTATATCTGGCTGTGTCAACTGTTGAGCGGAAGTCCAAACTTGGACTCATTGCGTGGACTGCTTGCTTTTCTGTTAGCATTTCTACTCCCTAAATTCTGAAGCCTTCAGCTGGTTCGCTTGATGGCTTTGATTGTGTTAGCTTGAATTTCTCGCCCTCAACAATTGGAATCAAAATTGAACGACATTGGTAATGGTTCGGTGGATTGATTCCGTTCAACTGCGGGTCGTCTGCTCTTAAAACTTCCTCGTTCCAATCCTCGCAGAACGGTGTTGTTCTGTCATCGATAACTGCAGAATATTCAAACGCCTTTATGAAACCTATAACCTCTGGGTCGTGGAATAGGTCCCACCTGCCAGAGTTATATGCTTCGCTCATATTCGTACGAACGATGTTGTTGATTCTGTATGGATTCGCCAGACCTGCATCAATCGCTCCTGCTGTTTCAAGGTACGGTTGAAATAAAGTTGTTAGCTCGTTTGCCACTTGTGTATAGCTTGCGTGGTTCTTGATTCCTTTTTGCAAGATGATTTGGGCTTGCGATAAAAGCCTGTCTCGGTGAACTCCTGAAATTGTAAAAGCCTGCCTGACATAGTACTTCATCAGGTATTTCTGAACTGGAACTTTCGTTGACCAGAAGGCGAGAACATCTTTCAAGGTGTCGTACTCTTCGCCAGCGTAATTGCTCTTCATCTTATCTTTGAACTTTGGCACGAACTCAACGCCTGTATCTTTCAATCCTCGCTCGACTTCACCCAATGCGTCAGCCACTCCTTTATGGAGCGACTGCACAAGGGTTGCTTCAAGTACCGATTTGAATTTACCGACACCGACAAGCTGTAACTTATCAACGCCAGCAAAGTCTCGGTTCTCGACAAGCTTCTTTTTCTTGATAGATTTCAATAATCCGTCAAGCATTTCTTGAGTAACGCCAGCCAAAAGTTTTGACGTAGAAAGCTCAAGAGAGTCCAGCGACTCTTTTATTTCTTCATAGTTACATTTCTTGAGGTGTAAAGATGTGGACTCTACTTGAGCAAACTCTTTGTCTGTCAAACCTGTTTCTGGTTCAATATCAACTGGAGCTTCTGGTTCAATATCAACTGGAGTTTCGGCTTCAACATCTGAAACTGGAATCTCTAGTTTCTCCCTGATGTAAGTTTCATTGGGGCTCATAATTCCAGAGCCAACAAGCTTAACAAAGGAGTCAGCTACCTCTTTGAAGTTGACCGAATCGAACGGTTCAAACTTGAAAGTCGGGTACTTCTCAACATTTGCAAAGTTGAAATCAACAAGCCGTTTGATTATTTGCTCGCCAATAATTGACTCCGAAACCTCTTCACCAATAGCGTCCAAGACCCAAGTAAAGTTGTCGCTGTGTTGTTTGCCAAGTGCGTAGCTTCCTCTGTCGCCTTCGTCGACAAGCAGTTGAGGAATCAGAATTGAACGGCTTATCATTCTGTCACAATACTTGATTGCAGATTCGTAATCGCCTCCACTCCTGCCACCTTCCAGCAATTCAAGTTGCCAGTCTTCTGGAACAACTATTGCTTTCTTGATGTGTAGCTTTGAAATGAAGTTCAGAACCGACTGCTTCTCGGTTGTGCCTGCACCTCGCTTGTGCTTTGCAACTGGTGTCGGGCTTGCGTATTTCTCAAGGTAAACATTCCAGACCATCGACAGAAGTTGCTTCGCCTTGTAATAGCGATACGCCGAAGTAAGCTCTGACTTGCCTTTGAAATCTCCTTGTGATTCGTAGTTCCAAATTACAAAGTAATCGGGGTCGAGCTTTCGGAAAGATTTGCCTTGCTGGTCTTTTCTTTGCAACAGGGAAGTCATATTGCCAAAGTCATCAGTTTCAAACTTGAATGTCTCTGGCTTCTTCGGTTTGATTGCTCGCAATCCAAACTTGCCTGTCCACTTGCCTTGTTCAATTGGCTTGTAAACAATCTCGTGGACCGATGTACCGAAAGACATCGCAGACATCAAGCTTCGCAAGAGCGTTGTAATCGTTCCGTCCATCATCTGCAACGAATCATTTACAAACTCGGCAATCTCAACATCGTAATCATCTTTGCTTGCTGGGTCGATTCTCCAACCACTCGACAATCTCGCCAGAGTTTTGAACTGACAACTTGCACGAACCTGAGGGTCGCTATCTATCATTTCTCGGAAATCTTCAACAGCCAAATCCGAGTCAGAAAATTCTATGCCATAAGCACCAAACAAATCTGCTTCGGTAGTAATTGCTTTTTCTTGAATGTTAGGTGTTTTAGCTTTCGGCTCTTCAACTTTAGAGCCATTTGCAAACAGGTTAAGAATGCCCAAGTAGAACTCCTTTGATTCATACATTATACCATAATTGCCAATCTGTTGCAAATAGTTATAAAATAACGATTGTTAATGGGTCGAATCTCTCGTATATAGGGAGTTTTGCCGTTATTGGTATACTTATATAAAGCCAATCGAAAACCTGTTAGAGCTTAATTATGAAGCTCTGACGGGTAAGGTATATATCTACATCTACTTCTATATCTACTTCTATTTATATCGGAGGGGTATCATAGAAAGGAAGATACCCTATCCGAAGTTATAAGATGGGGTATCTATTGAGCCTAAATACTCGCTACTCCACCCTTGAAAACAATCAAGCTGTCAATCAACTTAACGCCGAGTAGCTCCCCGCACTCCTCCAGCCTCTTGGTCAAGTTCTGGTCTTCAGCACTCGGTTTTGAACTACCGCTTGGGTGGTTGTGAGCAACAACTATTGAATCGCAACCACGCTCAAATCGCAATGCTGTTCTGAATACCTCTCTTGGGTGAACCAAGCAGGCGTTCAAAGTTCCTATTGCGACAACTTCTCGAAACAGAACCCTCTTGGCAGTATCAAGACCGAGAACGATGAAGTGCTCCCTCTGCGAGTCCTCAAACCCCTTCAATAACTCGTAGAAATCTTGTGCCTTTGATACCTTCGTGGGTCGGTCATAAACCTTGCTTAGTTTCATTTTTCACCCCAATTTCTTTGTGAAGTATCCATACACACAGCGACTTCCACCACGAGTTGAGTCATAGCTGTCTTGTATAATTCCATCAACTACGGTAACAACATGTTTTGAGCATTTGCAGACAACAGTTCCACTAGGTAGCTCTTCTGCTTTTAAGTGAACCCTACAACCCGAACCGATAAACATTGTCGGCGTCCACTTCCAGCCCAAATCGATAAGATACTGTTTCCATATTTTATCCTTAACGCCATTGCGTGGAGTTACCCCAGCACGAGCGTGAAGCTCCTCGTAAACCTCTGAATAATCTTTGCCCGTCGCAATTGCGATTGCCCGAACAACGCAATCGCCGACGCCCCTCGCCTTGTAATATTTACTTCTACCGCCATCATTGTAACTCCAGACACTCATGCTAGCACCACCCATCACATTATCGCTAGTTTAAGCTCTGACTCAAAAAACAGATAGCCAACTGTACTAGAATAGTCCATTATGCGCCAGCTCGCCTTACTCGGTGTGAACCAATAACGCTGTTCGCCTACATCGGGCAGATTATCCGCTTTTATTATAGTGCCGGCAGTTCCTGCTTCCAGGTTATACGACGGCATGCCGTATGGGTGGTAGGCTGTTTTAGTTGTTGCTTTCATTGTCTGCCTCCTTGTTTCTACCTCTTGTATAATCTGGTCCAGTCGAACTCTATAGAATAAAGCTTTTCAAACTCGCGTTTTGACGACGCCTTTAGAGTTCCAAGCTCTAATCTTTGTATATACTTTCCATTTTCTTTTGGGGATATCTTGACAAATTTAATATATCTAATTGTTGTGTCTTCTTCGTAATCCTCCTCAGAAGGTTTCAAATACCGAACACCAATCTTTACCGAGTAAAATGTTAAACTTTTCTTATGCCTCAATACCAATGTAGTTCCAACGTTGGTACCTTGGGTGTTGATGTAATACTCCACATCTTTGGATACGTCTTTAGCATCAGTTAGTAATTCTTCTCTAATTATTCTTCGTAATTCTGATTTTTTCATTGTCTGTCTCCTTTGTTTTGGCTTTCGCCTTGTTTTGGTTTAATCCTCTTCTGTCTCTCTTTGGATTGTCTCAATTGCTTCATCAAGACCGTATCTTAAAACTTCCAAAGCTTCCAACATATCTTCAACTGTTTCAAGCGGGACTCCCAATATTTGAGCGTATTCGCCTCTTCTGCAATTTTCAATTTCATATCTGATTTTCTGTGCGTAATCGAAAACCTCGAGTACTTCCATAAGGTCTTCGTTGCTCCAACCTTCTCCGCTGATTCCGAATTGTTTGTTTGTTTCGTTTTTCATTGTTCTGTCTCCTTGTTAAATTAACTACCTCTGCCCTGACTACCCTATAATTATATATAGAAACCAAAAGGAATTCAAGAACTTTTTTCATTTTTTTCAACTTTTTTTTAACCGTTGTTTTTAGGGGCTATTCGTGGGTTTTAAGGGGGTCCTACAAACTATATGCTTCTCTGTCCCCAGAAGCTAATCCAAAGCCTGTCTCAGATTCTTGCAGAATAGCCAAAGTAACTGCACCTACAAAAGCATCAACACAATCATCGTGGTCGCCGAAAGGGAAAGTTGAAAGCTCGTCCAATAGGGGCTGGCATCTTTTGCCAATTTCTGTTTCTGGCATTGGGAAGTAAACCTGTCCAGATTCAACAGTCGGAGTAACAATCCTTGCCCTGTAAACTTTATCTTTCCCCCCGACAGTAACAGGTTCAATCGGCAGGAAAGTTCCTTGCTTTATTTCTTCTGCAAATCCAGCTTGCATTGCAACCGCCTCAACACCTGCAACAATTGGCATATGTAATTGAGCTTGCTTCAAGATTTGTTCTCGTTGTCTTTTCAGTCCAGCTCTTTCACGCATCAAATCGACAACCCAAATCTTTCGCTCTCCATCCTGCTCTGAAATTGCAATTGTGCAGTTAACAAAGTAGTCGCCTGTTTCGGTTTCCTTTGCAACCAAATCTGAATACTGAAACTTGACGGCATCTGTTGGCGGTGGGTCAACTTCATTCGACCACCATTTGAAATCTGAATAATTGAAAACAACGCCCTCTGCCGTTGAAGTATCCTGTTGCATCTGTGCGTTGAAGTGATAAGCCCCCATTGTTCTTTTCAACTTATTACAAATTTCAACTGGGTAGCGTTCGGGGTAATTAGGTCTGCCATCATCATCGACGAGAGGAAGTCGCAAAGTACTGCCCACAAGCTCGCCTGTCTGCGAATCTGAATCACCTTCGACTAGAACCTGCCAAAGGTCATTTGGGTAGTACCTCGTTCCGAGGTAATGAACCTTTGTATGTGGCAAAAAAGTTCCAGCCAAGGTTGAGCCGTGCCAATCCAAAAGATGCTTTCGTTGAGTTGCTGTTCTGGATTTGTTAAGAGTAACCAAGTCATCTGCGAAGACAACATCGAAGTGTCTTGATGCTATTTGCCCGCCAGTTCCAAGACATATAATCGTCGGCTCTTTCAACGACAGATTTTGCCGTTGCATAATCGTTGCATAGCCTTCTCGATAGCGACCACGCTCTGTTCTTGCATTTGTATCGAAGAACTCGCCGAACATCTCAACCAAGATTTTGTTGTATTGGAGATGTCCCCTGACTTCTCGAAGTAGAGCTTGAGTTGCTCCAGTAGTATCGCTTGAAAATAAAATTCTAATGTCTGGATTGACCAATAGGTACTTGATTGCTCGCAGGATTGTTCCTGTTGTTGACTTTCCACCGCCACGAAAGCCAAGAATCAAATCTTTATCTCTTGTCCCGAATTGTGTTTTGTTTTGGTGACGGATAATTGCTTCGTGAAATGGGTCAACATAATAGCCGAGAACTCCAGCAAGAACTTTCAGACTTTCAAACTGCTTTTCAGAATCTGAACCAGCGTATAGAATCTTTTGTTTTATGACGGCAAGAGCAAGCCTGTTCTTAATTCTTACCGCCATTTATTAACTCCATATCAACGCCAGCTAACTTGGCGAGGTTAATAACTTCGGCATCGAGCTGTTCGCCTTTGAGTTCTGATAACGCTTCAACTTTCACCCGAACATCGGTAGCCTTCAAATCAACGCCGAACAGGACGGCAATGTCTTTCAGGATTGTGTAAGCGGTTCGTAAATCCCCAGAAGAAACAGCCCGACGGTATAAATCCATCGACCTGCTCAAGAACTCGCCAGAGTAGTCAACATCTTTTCTTTGTTCAAAGCCTTTGGCGAGTTTCTTTCTAATTGCCCAGATGTCATTTCTGATTGTCCCATAAGCCACGCCACCATCGACACGCTCCGACACGGCTTTATGTATAGAACCTGTTGGCACGCCCGTTATGTATAGCTGTTCAACAAGCTCACGCCTTTTGGTTCTTGTCATACTGCCCCTTGCCATATTTGCCTCTAAATTCCTTTAATTGGAACCCTTATAATAGGGTTTATGTCAATATTCTTCTTCTTGTTATTGCTCCAATTCGAACTGTCAACTGCCACAATCCTGCTCCCCCACTTCTTTTGTAACAAGTATAGCTGTTCTCTTTCAACCTCCAGGTTCCTATAGACGGCACAGCCTCCAACCTGATTGCTTCCCTTGCACCCCTGCTTTGCGTTATACCAGTATTTGTTGAACCTGACCACCAGCCTGTGTCTGTTTAGGTGCTGAAGGGTCATGTCGTAGTCTTCTTTCAGGGGCAACTTCTCGTCATAGCGTAAATTGCTTCTAAGGTGGCAACTGAACGGTCCGCCTATATACGAAACGGTTGAAATTGGAGAGTACTCACGGTACGCCTTTTTATCCTTTATAATGTTGACGCCCCACATCTTCGCCCCAAACTCCATAGCCACAACTGTTGAAACGGTAAGCCAATCCATAAAATCTTCCCTCTTGATTTGCACCTCCTTACCCGTCTCAAAATAGCCCATTCCCTGTAAATCGTCATCAATCAAGCAAACGCAATCATCATCGCTGTTGTCAAGAATGTAATTTCTTATCCGGCACAGATTGCCTTGCACTCCTAAAGGAACAGATATAATCTCCGCCTCAGGATTAGCCTTCCTGTAGTCCTCGACCTCAGACTCGCAGACCCACACCCTTGTTTGCGGTAGGTACTTTAATGTTTCGACGCCATAAGGTCTTCTATAGCTCGGTGCATTTATGCTAATTTTCACTTGATACCAACTTGCCCAACGCCTCGCCACCACGCAACACTCTGCCAACGCCCTTCTTCTCGTACCCGTCCCGGCTATCCAAACCAGCGACGGTTTGAATCCCAAATAAGGTTTGAGCCTGTAGCCAATCAATCTCATTGTCAAAATAGAGCACGATGTAATTGTGCTTCTCCATAAGCTCCTCTGTAAAGGGAACTTCGCCCTCGACAACCTCTTGTGGGTTCAATAACTTGTCCAACTCCTTGTCGGTGAATCCAGTAATCGATAAATCATAATTCACTTCTGCTAAACTGGCTAACTCATCGGCTAGCTTGTCATCAACCCAAGCTGAATCTTCCGATGTTCGATTATCAGCTAGTCGGTAGGCGGTAA